TTGCGTTCTTGAGCTTGCCGCGTTGCTGACGCCAGCCCTTGGCCTTCCGCGTGGTGAGGTCCGCCATCTCCTTCTCGACGGACGTGGTGACATCCTTGGCGTTGTCCAACTCGTTCCACGATCCGCCGCCGCCCTGGCCGCCCTCTTTGTAATAGAGCTTGGCATCCAACCCGAAAACTTCCATGACCGTTACCTCCTACCGCAGCACGCGGTACCGCACGGTGACCACGCTCGTGAATACGCTCAACTCGTCCATGTGATCGAGGGCGTATGCCGGATCGTTCTCAATGCCGACGAAGGCCGCCTGCGGATACGCCGCCAGGCGACGGCCGTCGACGAATGCGATCACTTCTTCCACCAGGGCCACCAGCGTGTCGATCTCGACGATGTTGCCCGGGTCCAGCAGCCGCCGCTGGATGGCCACGTCGACGGCGACCTCCCACGTGCTCCTGGCCCGGCTCGCCGTCGCCAACGTGAGTGACCGCGGCACCACGGAGACCCGCAGCACCGCTAGTTCGTCCAGACCGAACTGCGGCCGGTAGTGCCGGCAAGCGGTGAACGCCTGGCTGAACGGCTGGGCGTTCAGATCATTGGCAAGGGCTTGTGCGATTTCGCTCAGGACCGACATCGTTTCACTTTTCCACGGTCAACATGCACGGCCGGGACAACAGTTCATCAACCACGCGCCGCAACTCGATCTTCTGGGCGTTGGTCGCCTCCAGCAAATTGGTGATCGCCACCGTGTTCTGGGAGATCACCTCGGCCGTCCGCTGCATCTGCTCCGCCATGCGGGCATCACCTGCTGCTTGCGTTTCCCGAGTTTTGTCTGACTGGTCTAAAAACCGCTTGGCCAGCCAGATGAGCGTGCCCAGCAGTACCGCGGTCATGCCCGCGAACCCGGCCTGAAGCACCGGCTGCAGCAATGCGTCGAACTGCCCGATCATGTCACTCGTCTCCAACGGCCTTCGTGTGGATTCGCAGGGTGACCCGGTACGGATCTGACCAGCGCCACGGCGGCTCATCGCCCGGGGCCAGCACGGCGTACACCCGCGTCGCCGCCCCATCGCTTTCGCGAATCTGGTCACCGGCCTTCGGCGTCGTCAGCTGACCGTCCAGCACCAGATCCTCCGCGGTGACCAGGTAGTCCCGCGACTCGATGCGGTGGACCACGCCGTACTGGTCCGTCTGCTCGAACTCGGTGCGACCGATGGTGGCCAGCAGCGTCACACTCGCCGACCCGCGGGAGTAGACCACCTCGCGGGCCATGCTCTTGCGACGCTGCCGGTCCAGCCAGCGGCTACCTTGTTCGAGCAGGTCGACCACGGTTCGTCCTACACCGTCGCCAGCGTCACGCCGTCGTTGCTGACCACCCGCCACCGCTTGTTCGAGCCGACCTCGATGCCGACCAGAACGAGCACGTCTCCAGCGTCGTTGAACGTGGCCCTGTTGTTGCCGGTCTGATTGAGACCGGTGGCGCAGGCGACCACGCAGTCGCCGCCGTCCGTCTTCATGGCCAGCGCGAGCAGCTGCCCGGCATACGTGGGGGCCGCCAGGGTGCGGGTCTCGCCCCCAACCTCAGTGGTCACCAGCGGGCACGTGCCGCTGTCCGTCACGGGGATCGCACCGGCATCCCCCGGATCAGTGATCGCGGCCGTCAACGCGTTGTGCACGGTGTTGGTCACCGCCAGGGGGCCGGACCACACCACCCGGACCGTCGGGTCCGTCGCCTCGGCCGCGGCCATGGTGAACCCCACAAAAATGTTGCCGCCCGCGGACGTGGTCAGGGCCCCGGTGCTGGGGGTGCCGCCGTACGGGTCGCCGTCGGCGTCCCAGTACACGGCCGCCCCGAGACTGATCTGCTCGTTGGCCTTGACCACGTCGAAAATGCCGCGGACCGCGATGGCCCCGAGCCGGTTCGCCTCGATCGGCGTCTTCGCCACGCCGATCAGGCTGCCCTGGACCACGACCTGGCCCGCCGCCACCGGCCCACCCGGCGTGTGGTCGATCGCGTGGCCTTCCTGAATAAACGTCGCCTGCATGATGGTTTCTCCGTGTTACGGATTGCGTCTTGTCATCCCCGAGCGTCGTGTCCCCTGATGCTCGTCGACTACGCTTCACCCTTGCTCTTCACGCCGGCCCGGGTCTCCTGCAGCTCCACGCCGAAGTCGTGGTACCCGCGCATCTGGATGCCCAGCACGTTGAAGTCCGCCTCGGCCGTCTCGATGGTGGGGGACTCCTGCCCGTTCAGGAACGCGACCTCGATGACGGCCACGTCGTTCGGGTCGGCCAGCAGGTACCACGCCTTCTCGCCGTGGCCGGTGTAGTGGCTGTTCGAGAGGTACCGGCTGACCTCCGTCCGGAACTTGCCCTGGTGCGGGTTGGCCACCGGGTACTTCGTGCTCGCGGTCGTGTCCCGGATCTCCAGCGACTTGTAGAGCATGGTGCCCGTCGCACTGAGCGCCGGCGGCACCAGCACGATCACCGGCATGATCCCGGTCGGCTTCCCGTCGGAGTCGACCAGGTTCATGAACGCGACCTCGGCCTTGGTCAACCCGTCAATGCCCAGCACCGTGTCCGCACCCGTCAGGTAGTTCTTGTTGCCGGTGGTGAAGAACGAACTGTTGGCCAGGAACTTCTTCCAGAACTCGTCGTTGATCTTCAGACCGGAGCCGCGACCGAGTTTTCGGGGCACCGTGGTGATCGCCCCCAGGTCGTCGTTGATGATGTCCCGGCGGTCGATGGCCAGCAACAGACCGTGCGTGTCGGCCTGGTTGGTGTATTTCTCATTGCCCAGCGTCCCGTGCTTGAGCTCGCCGCCCGGAGCGACCGTCTCGTACTGGTCCTTGCCGATGAGCCGGTAGCTCGTGACGGTCTTGAAATCGCTGACGTTGCGGACGGCGCAGATGTTTCGCCACGTCCGCTCCACGCTAAAAAATCCCTCGAGCAAGAACTTGTTCGTGACGTTCGACAGAATGTCGCTGATATCGATGGTCGAGAACCCAGCCTGCAGGTCTCGACCACACGCCGCCCGCAAGACCGCCCGGTGGTCCCGGAAGTTCCGGCCGGTGAAGCCGTTCGCCCAGGCCGCCTCGAGCAGCAGCTCCTGCAAGCCGATCCCGCCGCGGAACCGCCGGGACGCGGTGTCCAGCGTCTTCTCGTCGAACTGCTTCTCGGTCTCGGCGTGCTTGGCGGTCAGCAGGCAGGCCGCCTCGAGGACGTGCCCGTTGGTCACGTTCTCCGCGGCGTGGATCGCCGGAGCCTTGGGCCGGCCGGCTCGCAGGACCTCGAGCTCCGCCTTGTCGCGCGTCCACCCCTCCTCGATCGCCTTCACCTCGATGTCGGGATGACCCTTGCAGGCGGCCTGGATCTCCTGAATCCGTTTCTTCTCCGCGACCACCTCGGCCCGGATATCGTCGGCAACGGACGTTTCATCGTCGTCCGAACCCGCGGCCTCGACCTTCGGCTTCGGTGCCGGCTTCGGCGGATTCTCGGGCGGCGCGTCGCTGTCCTTCGCCTGCTCGGCGTCGAACATCGCCTGGAGACTCGCCCGCTGGTCGTCGGTCAGCGCGTCCGGATCAAACCCCTTGGCCTTGAGCCACTCGTTGAATTCCATGTCAATTACCTCCGCGGCATGTCCCGCTGCGATCTTGCCGGACGCCTTCTCGTCCGCGCCAATTGCCAGAAACGACACTTCTCGAAGCGATCCGGCCCGGACCACGTAGATCGGGCCCTTGAACGTCTGGCCGTTGACGGTGACGCTCGTCTTCTCGTCCACGGCCTCAAGCTTGTGGATACTCACACCGACCGACGCGCCCCACACGAACCCGTTCTTCGCGTGGGTGACCACCTTGCCCGCGGCGTCGTCGTCGCCGGTCACTACCCCGGCGAGCGTGATCTCCCGGGGCTCGATCGACACGTCGTCCGCCTGGCCCACGATCTGCGTCGGGTCGTGGTCCAGGAGAATCGGCACCCGCTTGTTCGACTTCAGGCCCGCCAGGTCGATGACGATCGGCCGGTAGAACCCGGCCACGCGCATGGCGCCGCCGTGGTACGCGTGGATCGTGAACCGCGGCCTCCTGGGCGGCTGGCCCGCCTCGGCCGCCAGGCACTCGATCGTCGCGCTACACTGCAACTGCAGTGCGTGCGGCGGACTCGGACTCTTCGTCCTCTTCCTCGTCTTCGTCTGCGGCATCGTCGTCCGCTCCTGATGGCGCCCGCACGTCGGCCGGCGTCAGTCCCAGTTCTCGCATGAGCTTCAGCTCGCGGGCCCGCTGCCGAAGCTCCTCCTCCCAGTCCAGTCCCTTCTTCGCGTACTCGGCGGCGAGCGTGGTCGTATGGTTGTTCAGGTGGGTGTCCTGGGCGTTGGCCTCCTTGGCCGGGTCGACGTGCTCGTACCCGTCCCAGAACCACTGCCGCGGCAGGTACACCCCACGCTGACGTACCCATTGCGGCAGGTACCCCTCGATCAGGACGGCCTCGTTGAGCCACCAGGCGAACACCCGATCGAGCACGACGTCGTCGAGGTGGTTCTGGTCGATCCGGATGGCCTTGAAAAACGACTGGTGATCCAACCGGCCCGAAGCGTAGTTGTAGCCCGAGCTGTTGCCGGCGGCGATGTTGTACGGCATGTCGATACAGCGGGCCGCCTCGTTGATCACCTCGTGCTTGAAGTCGCCGTACGTCGTGGTCGGCTGCTCCGCCTTGACCTGGCTGATCCGCCAGCCCAGCGGCATCGTCAGCCACGTCCCGCGGTCGAGTTCGATCTGGTCCATCGGCTCGACGTTCTCGTCCGGGTCGGCCGTGGAGTCCGTGTGCACGACACCGCCAGGCAGCGCCGCCTGCTCCGCCGCGCCGAGCACGGCCAACGTGTACCGACGCATGATCGCGAAGAGCGAAACCGAGCTCGTGATCTCGGGGATGCCCCGCACCTGGCCCGGCCGATCGACCCGGAACAGGTGGATCACGTCCTTGGCCTCGAGCTCGTCGTGGTCCGGCTTCGAGCCGCTCCAGGACGGCCCGTCGCCCGGGTGGTACCGAAGCACGTAATACTTCGACGGGTTGCCGTACGCGTCGAACTCGATCCCGTCGACCATCCGCTCGTCATCGAGCCGCGTCTTCACCGACCACGGCGTGGTCACGTAGTCGGCCTCGATGACCTTGAGATCGAGCTTGACCGGTGCGTCGACGTTCGGATTGGTGACCTGGATCGCGAAGACCTCGCCGGTCTCGCACTGGGCCATCCGCATGGTGCGAAGCTTGTGGGCCAGGCTGACCGCCTTCGCCCAGCGGATGAACTCCCGCTCGATCAGCCGGTTGGCCCTCTCGTCGTCGGTCAGCAGCTGGAGCCGCGGGCCGGTCCCTACCGCGAAGTTGGCCAGGGTCTTCACGATCCCCTTGGCATAGCTGTTGTTGGCGACCTCGTATCGGGCCCGGGCCCGCAGGGTCCGGCGGACCTCCAGGCTGTTGGCCGCCCGGGCGGAGAGATTGTCGGCGGCGGCCCAGTGCCGGCGGTTCTCGTCGGTGGTCCGGGCCGCGTCGTACCAGCCGCGGACGAACCGTACGACCCGGCCGAGCACGGAGCCGTGCTTGGGGGTCGCCTTGCGTCCGCGTTGTCTCCACCACTTCCGCACGTCAACTCGCTCCTGGGGGGATGACCTTCGTGCGACGGATTGCCTTCAGGCCCTTCTTGCCTGCGTCCTTCGACGCGAGATACCGGTCCGCCTCGATGAGCTGGCCGAGATCCTGCTGCTCGACGGAGCCGGAGTCGCCGGTCACCCGCTTGGGGCCCTGGGCAGTCTCGCGAATCGTCTCTTTCAGGTCCTCTGCCATCGCTTCACCGTTCCAGGTACGCGACCAGTCGTCCGGTCAGTCCGTGCAGCCGGCGGGCCCACCCGATCAGCCACCACATCCACGCCGGCCGCCGCCGCGTGTGGAGCGTGACCACGCTCGCCGGGCTACTCCCCACGAAGGTGGTCCGCCACCCGGGCCAGGACCGAGTACGGCTTGCCCGGCTCGCCGATCGCGAACGGCTGGGTCACCGGCATGCCCTCGGCCAACTCGATCTCGAACACCTTGGCCCCGTTGAACTGCATAGCGCCCTCGAAGTCGTTGCGGAACAACTCCGCCACGTCCGCGTCCGCCTGAATGACCACCGCCTGGGCAAAGGTCAGACCGGTCAGCGGCGAGCCGTCGGCGTCCGTGGTCGGCGGCGTGAGAACGAACTCGCCCAGCTGGTTGAGGATCTGCTGGGCGGACAGCCCCGGCGCCCCGGGCGCCTGCATGTCCACCGTGTCGAGCGTGGCGATGGTTACGGGTCCGAACGACATGGGTTCCTCCGATTTCAACGGTGTTTCGGGCTTCGATGCTCTCCGCACCGAGCCATCCGGAAGGCGAAGGCGCAACAAAAAACGCCGTGCAGGTGTGCAGCCCTGCACGGCGTATCACTTGCTGGCTCGACGGTTTGACGGTGATCAGCCGCCGCCCGCTCGCCTCCGGGATGGCCCGGTGGGGTTGTCTATCGGCTGCTTATCCTTCGCGCGGGTGCGCCTCAAGCGGGTTCAGGGATTCTCGGCGAGATTGTTACACCGGTAGACATGCAAGAAGCGCATGAACGCAGTGACTTAAGCTTCTCGGTCAGCTCACGTCTTCAACAGTTGGTAAACGCAATAGGCAAGCACGGCGAGAACGAGCAACGTCAAAAACGGATGACGGTTCCGACGCCACTTTCGAACCGTCGTTATTCGACCTGGCTTGATGACCATCGGAGTGTCGGTTGCAAGGCGATCAGATTCCAGCACTTCCTCGATTTCGCATTCACACGCCCAGTGTTGACAGATCCTCTCGTAGGGAGGCAGCACCTGGGGATGTTTCATCGCAACCTGAATCGGTACGAATGCACCATGATACTGCTTCGCGGCATCACAGCGCCTTCCAACACGGATTCGAAAGCCCGCGATCATTCCTTCCGAGTCGCGTGCCTGTCGAACCTCCATTCGGCAGTAATCACGCTCGCGTTTGAACCATTCCCGCTGGGTCTTCTGCCGAAGTCGCTCCAGTTCCTTTTCGAGTTTGGCCGAGTCCTTACCGGCCTTTCGACCATCGATGAGGAAACTGGCCTCAGTCTTTGTGCGCGGCAGCTCCCCGTCGTACTTCAGGCTTGCAAGAAACCGCATCTGCGCATCGGAGGGTTCGTCAATCATGTGTTCGCACCTTTCCGCCGACGTGCGAGCCGGCTCTCAAAGCCTGAGATGATAAACTCCGGTTCACCCCCACGTGCGTGGGGAATACGTTCGCCTACCCGTAGGCGTGTCCGATTTTTGCGGTTCACCCCCACGTGCGTGGGGAATACGAGTGTGTGATGTCTAGCAAATCCTTAGGTGTGCGGTTCACCCCCACGTGCGTGGGGAATACGAATTGCACAAACGTCAGACCGTGCTGCTCCGCGGTTCACCCCCACGTGCGTGGGGAATACGATGCGCGACTTGATGCGCTTATTCACCATCTG